GGTGCGGTGAGATGAATCTCATCATTAAATCTTGCGTGTACACCTGGATCAACACGCATGTTGAACAACAGCGATTCTGAAGTGTTTGTTTTTCTCCAATCGAAAGACGTGAGATATGACTCCTTCTGTGCTATATGCAAGACAGTCATTTCGTCAACAGGTTCTAGTCCCAAAATTCGAGGATCAATGGTTAACTCTTGTTTTGCATCCACAGAAAGTTTTGATACTTCTGATTCTACATTAGTGTTTGCCAATGTTCCTTTTGTTTCAGGCCTATATTTCATTGTTTCCAATTGGGGTGGTGAGCTATAACCAAAAAGAGTTGCAATTTGACCAACAGTGGTTGCACCCATGCGTGTTGCAGTCGCATAAGGTCCAATGTATGGTATTTTCTCCGCATAACCTGCCATTCTAGCAATCGCACCAGCAATACGAGATACAGGTTTAACCTGATACTCATCTGCTTGTGGTACCAATCCAGATGGATTGGTTTGCGTTGGAACGGCAGGCTTGACTTCTTCTGCCCATGCAAAAACAGCTATGTTAATAGTGGACGAACCACCATTAGCTGTCTTTAGAGGATTAAGTTGCAGCATGTCAATTTCTCCCATGCCTTCAATGTCTGCACCTGATGTAATCAGCAAAGAAGGTTTATAATGGAAAAAAGGTAGACACATTTCTGCTCCCTGACCCTCCATTGGGTCTAAGAAGACATGAGGTCTTTGCGTTGCAGCAACAGCATCTACAGTCAACAAACTTCTCGTGACTGTGAGATCGTCTACTACATGTAAAGGATTGTATGAAACCAACATTCTACCATAATGAAATGGTGTCCCGTTGATCACAAACTTCACACATAACTTACTACGCAACAGATTGAAATTCGCAATTCTATTAGCTACTCTTTTGTTTCTGTAAAACAGTGTCCAAGGGTTAAATCGTGCCCCCAAGGTTACTGAAGTTGACCATTCATATTCGGCAATCTTTATCGGACGCCTGAAAAAATCTGCATGATCGACATCTGTTTCCAGAATCTGCTCAAAAGAATCCATCACTGTTCCTCCCACATGTTCATGGTTGTCTACAGTAGTAGATTCAAAATCAACATTTTCTACTTCTTCTGATTGTGGTCTGAAAGCTCCATCCATCGCACGTACTCCTATAAGAAGAACCATTAAAGTAGAAAGAATATTGATCGTCCTATCCAGGACTGACGGTTTTGAGTTGTCCGCTACAACACTTTTGTTTTCATTCAAAATTTCATTAAAAGTAGTGATGCTCTTTATTTTTCCACGCAGTGCTTGCATCAGGCACTACGTCAGAGCTCAATGTTTTGGTTGATTAAACCATCAGTAAATACTGATAACATCTTAAACGTACACATTCCTCCAGAAAAAGCTGCCTTGAGTTGCAGTCGCTTCTGCGGTAAATCAGTGGACGAGTTCCCATTTTAACGAAACGGCGCAAGAGAGACGCCCAGTGTTTATCGTCACTGCTGACTGGTTCATGAAAAGGTCACGAACCGAACCTGGATGTTTAACGTCATCCCTGACGGGATGCTATTTAGCACCCATATTTTTGAATCCAGTGTTCTACACGGGATTCGAATGGAAGTAGAATATCACCAGCCGGCAAGTCAACTCACCTGCATACCTCTTCCATCTGTTTGAGTCGTAACTCGTAAACCTCTCTTCCATGTGCAAACCATTCATGCATTGCCCCTTGTAGAACTGATCGCTGCAATTCTGCAGTTGAACAATTCTTGGACTTTACATTGCTGTGCAACGATTTGAAGATCGAATTTTCATCAAGTTTTCCAATAGTTTGGTCAATTTCAGGAATATAGTTTGACTTTCTTTTTAGAAAGTCAACATCTTCCTTGTCCAAAAACTCAGAACTTGAGTCATCTTTACATGGTAACGTGACTTTCATCTTATGTTTAGCAAGAAAATCTTTGAAATATTCAAAATTGAAATCTCTGTATTCTTGCACTACACTTCCAATGAAATCGTCACCGTATGTCAATGCACTCACACACTTGCGAAAATCTCCGACCTTCACATCTTGAAAAAGTTGGAAAAATGCAATTCGCACGTACAAGCTTCCAGCTGTACCATTGATATCCACTGTCAGATTATTTCCTGATGTATTCATGTTGAAAGCCATGAACAAGACTCCGTTCCAATCAATTAAAGGATGAGTCAAATCCAAAACCATCATTTCCATCATTTCAATGTCTTCTGACGTGTAACCTGGTACGCTTTTAGCTAATTCGATGAACAAATACATCACAGCCCGCGTGATCTGAGAATTCATTCTCACATCATATTTACTGTAATCCCATGCAATCATTTTTCCGTCTGTAGCATATTTTTCAGCATGTTGCATCAAAATTTGCCACTCAGGACCCATCGCATTTACTCCTACAGCAGATTCAGTCAAAGTAGGGTTGTGGTGCATAAAACGCAATATTGGCAGAAAATAAATTCTCAACCAAATTCCGAATGCTACACTACCACCCTGAAAAACTCGAACTTTTTCCGAATCAACAGGAGTTGGTTCATCTTTAAGCGTTGCTGCTGTTACAGGATAGGCACGAACACCTTCCTTCCAGCATTGCTTTTGTCTTTCCATTTCTAGAATGACAGAGGGGTG